GCAGCTCTTTGTCTTGCTGCTGTCCCAGTCGCTGTAAGCATTTGTAATTCTAAATCTTGTTTAGCTTGTTCGGCTTTCACAATTTCATCTTCACGAGCTTGAAGTTGTTTTTCAATTGCGCCTCTTTGTTTCTCTTCTTGTGTTAATATTTGTTCTCCAATTGTTGGAACCGCACCTAACACAGCTCTTTGACCGGAACCTCTTACTGCGTCAAGTAGTTGTTTTCTTTGTCTTAAAGCATCTTTTTGTATTTGATCAATAGAAATTGCGGGTATTCCTTTTTCAAGAGCAGGTATCTTACTTATGTTGTCTCTAGCTTGTGCGACAGCAAGAGCCGCTTCTTCATTAGCTCTTTGTATTGCTGCTTTAGCTGAAGCTGCTTGAGATAAAGAACCAGCTATTCCAAAAAGCGCGCCTACTGCACCTGATATTGACCCTAGAGATGCACCTGCTGTATTCCCTACTTCTTCCTCCATATTGATAAATTTATAAATTTAACAACAAAGATACAAATTTTAAGGGTAACTTTTAAACATACTGCTTTTCACAGCAAATAGTTCTGTTGGTGTGGTGTCGCTATTTGTTAATGTAAATTCTAAGTAATGTCCTCTTACCCCGTGTGATTCAGCTACACTGTTTTTAATGTAGCAAATAAACGAACCAACTGTAGGCACTGCGCCACCCACTATAGTGGTGTCAATTGTGATGGTATTTGCAGTATGCCCCGCAACTGTACCACCCAATGTAGGTGTATTTCCGAAATAAACTGTATCTCTATTTGATATAATTGATCCTACCTCTACATTAAAAGTCAATAGTACTAGTGCTGGATCCGTTGAATCTACAGATACTACATCTCCCACACCATTCGCAGACCTTAAATTAAAGTTAACTGTATTCTCATCTGCTCTTAAAAAAGAAAACCAATCTGTTTCTTTTTGAACAAAGTAAGAAGATAATAAACTGCCGCCGGGATTATGCATATCTGAATTGTAAGTAGCAGCCCAAGCATTGTCTGATTCTAAATAAATTGTTTTAAATAATTTTACCTCTAAAGGCTTGATATTAAATATACTTGAAATGGTAGAGTTATATTGCACTCCATAATAATTATTTCTTATCGTGTTGGTGTTGTGTCTGTACAACTTACCTCCTTTAAACGAATACAAATAATTATTCATACCAATCATTTTTTCAGGAATGAATGAATAGAATGATGGCCATCCTTTTGAAGTTTCGCTATATGTCAATGTTATTGCTGCCATATTTTTATTTTATAGTGGTGCTCCGCAAACCCCTGTTCCTCCATAATATAATGTTATTATTTCTCCACTTGCATTCACCTGAGCAATTCTATACGTCGTGCCCGTTGCTGTGTCTTCACCATTCACCGCGCTATACGCTATGAAACCTGGTAATCCGGCAGGTAAAACACTTAAGACATCACCTGGTGTTACGCTTGCAAATGCATGATTGTTTGTGGTTTGCGCTTGTACCGACATAATGTAATTGTTAGTACATAAATCCGTTGTACTTGACCTAACTGCTGATATGTAAATATAATTACAAGTTACACATGATGAAGTAGCTGTAAGTATTCCGCTTGACTGCTCCCTAACGTTCCCGCTTGAATCTTTGTAGAATCCATCTGCTGCTAAACTTGTAAGATTAGCATCCGTATATACAGAAGTTGCCGTAGTAAAACTAGCTGTATTTAAATAATAAGAAGCGGAAGAACCTAAGCAACAAGCAATTAATGATGTTGCTCCAAAATTTAAAGTTATAGGAGCAACTCCTGCATAGTTATATATTAAATATAAATAGGTTTGATTTGTTGGGTTGTTATATGTAAAGTTCGCTTCATAGTATCCTGTTGATGGATTAGTTACAGCGGTAATATCTGTAGCTGCCGCCACCAATGCATTTATGTCTGCTTGCGAAGATGTGTATAGTGTATTAGAAACTAAAAATGAAAACTTATCTGCTGCCGGTGGAATAGTAGGCCCTGGATAACCAGATGCTGGACTAAACACTAATGTGTCAAAATCTATTTTATTTGACGCCATATATACCGTGGCATTATTAGGTGGAAATAATCCTTCAGACTCAATACCCGTGATGCTAGTATACCTAGCTAATCTATTAGTGTCAAACGGAGTAAAGCTAAAAGATGTTTGAACGCTTTCTACTGGACTTGTTGTTGTGCCGTCATTCCAGTAAAATTCATCGTGTATAAACAGTCCATCATCAGAAACAGAGCCAAGGGCTACATTTATAATTGTCAGTTCATTTACTGTTGGGCATCCAACTATAAATCCAGCTGTGTACGAACCAGTTGGTGTTACTGTAATTTTTAAATTAGTTGGTGTGGAGGTATTTTTATTAAAATTAAAGCTTCCGGATCCCGTTGCTGCCGGTATATTTCCAGTTGTAGAACTCCATTCGTAATCAATTGCTACTGTGCCTGTAATTATATAAGATACAATTACATTTCCTTGTGCTTCTCCTAAATTAACATTGTAAATTATAGGATCATCATACTCATAAGCGCCGAATTTCGCGCCACATTGAACAGGTATTTCAGTATTGGCTTGATATGCATTTGGCAATCCAATTGTATTTGAACTTAATACATACTCATTCATATACGGATCAAAAGCTCCAATCTTTTGTGTGTCTGGATACTGAATAAAGTTATCTCTAAAATAACTTCTCATTCCTAATTCAGAAATTAACGTTAGCTTATCGTTAACTCCTCCTGTTCCTTTTAGCTGAATGACCGCACCTCTACTTGTGTCTGTAAAATACCTGCTGTCTCCATATGCTGCAAAGCTTTCTGGGTTGTTGCTAATTCCGTATTCCTCGATTCTAGCTAACTGTGTTCCTAATACAGCAGTAGAAGTTGCTACTACCCCAGCTCCTTGGGCTGCTTGCAGTGCCTGCTTACTTAAAAGTACATTAGATATTTTGTCTTCTTGCAATACTAATAAATTGGTTTCAAAAGAATGTAAAACATTTATATCTCCAAAAGATTTTTCTAAATCTTTAAAGTTTCCATCACTTAAATTAAACTCATTAAATCTATTTATGTTGGTGTCAGCGTTGTATATACCGCTATAAGTTATACTAGCATACCTATTCGCTTCTTTGTAATCTTCTTCAGATACCGATGTTGTTCTTTGACCTAATGTAAAACTAGAACCATCCAGTTCATCTAAATACTTATAGCTTTCTACACCATTACCAAAAGCAAAACAATCAAAAAATCCTAGATTTACTATAGCTGGCTGTACAGCAGTTTGATTTTGATCACCTGTTTTTGAACCTGACTGGTGGAATCCTCCAGTTATATCAAACACTTCATCATTTTCATAGTATATATCTAAATCGGCATTAAGTGGTTCTGTTTCTAATATAAGAGATGCTGTTCCTATGTTAATAGTTACTTGACCTTCTACTCTTGTTCGCTGACCACTATCTCCTCCAGTTCCGCTAATCAGTCCTAATGTTAATTTTGTGCCAGCTGTACCTACTGATTGCACTCCAGTTGCAGGTGGGGTGCCGGCGCTTACTGTATAAAATTGATACCTATTGTCTCCGTTTGGTTGATATGGAGCAGTTGGGTTTTCCAAATTATTTAAATCTCCAATAATATTAGTATATACATTTCCAGGTTGAGTACCTATTCCTGAAGCAACCCCTTCTGTAAAATCTATACCCTCTCCATTTACAAATTCAAATAAAGAATTATAATCCTGAGAAGCCACTACAGTTCTGTTATAGTCATAAGTTTTTTGATCTGAACTACCTACTAAAAATCCTCCATCACTTGAATTTCTGTTAAATCTTATTGCAAAGTTTACAAGCGAGCCCTCTGGTATAGCTATGTTTTCTACTTCTGTGACACCCGTGCTTGAATTTACAACCTCTCTAAAACATGGGACACCGGCTACTGCTGCAGGGCCTCCTCGTTTACCACTTCTCCCTCCTTCTTGACCGCTATCAAAAAATCCATTTGTATTATCTGTAATAGTAAATCCTTGCGGTTTTAAATTCATATATAATCCAGCGGGTTCTGAAATAAATGAAGAATTAGTTCCAATCCCCTGAGATGCTTCGGGGGTTAAAAAGTTGTTTGCCTTTGATTCAATGGCTAATACTTTGGTTTTTACCACGGTATTAAGTGGGCCGCTAATATCAGCTTTAACAATTAAGAAATCACCCTCTTTAGCTTTTACTTGGTTATCTCCTTCTAGTCTTATCCAAACGGAATTAGTAGAATCATCATCAAATGCAATAACAGAATATATTGTTTCATAAGTGTCTTCAGCTCTTTTAACTACGAATTTATATTTACTAGCCCAGGTGGGTGGTGTCATGGTGCTCGGTATATTTATACGTAAGCTATTTGCTGTAACTGAACTTACTGGCGGTATATATATTGTATTACTTCTAGAGGTTAACGCCGTGGTGCTTCTTAAGTACTCATCCATATACACAATACCAACATCATAGTTCCTGTTACTATGTAAACTTTTTCTGTTTCCGTTAGAAGAGTAATCGGCTTGAGCTGCGGTAAATTTATAATAACCAAACATATCTGGATTTGGAGCTACAGCAGGATCATCAAATTCTGCGGCAACTAATTGCAGGCTAACTGATGAACTACCGGGATTTGTAGTAATTCTAATCGGTTCATCTCTACCATCTATACCTGAATATGTGTGTATATTCGGTGCTTGATCAGTGATAGCACAATTTAAAATATCTGTAAGTGTTGCGCCATTACATGGATTATTGGTATTAAAAGGACCTGTAACAATGGTAGTTGCAGTTCCAATTTGTTCATTTGCAAACGTTCCGCTAAACAAATCATAGATGCTATTATAATCTTGATTTAAAGTAATGGTAAAGGTAATTGATGTTGTAGCTTGATTAGGAGTTCCGGGAGCAGCGCCACCACCTGGTGCATCAAAATCAGTTGATTGAAAGTTGAACTGAAAACCTATTTGTGAATCTTGTTTTAATGAAGCCGCGTTGTCTATATTGGAAAAATCAAAAGTAGCAACCGAATCATTTATGTTTTTACTTATATCAAAAGTATATGTTCCGGTAGACAAAACACCTGTAAATTCTTGTAAATTAATTACCTCGGATTGTTGAGATACCGTGTAGTTTAATTGATTGTTAACATTGTACCCATCCACATAGTTTCCATACATAAGCCTGTTTGCCATGATGGTTTGAGACTTTGCTGTTCTTGGTACGTTGTCAAATAACCTGGTTAGTTGGTTATCACTAAGAGCAGTATATATTTGGTTGTGTCGAAAAACTTCTGTTCTATTTATATTGTTAGACCACCCTAATATTCCCTTATTAAACTTTTCAATTACGTAAACCCCTGGTTGATTAGCATATTTAAAAAGTAAATCTATTTCTTTAACTAATTTGCTACCAGTGTTAAATGTAACTTCTGCTGTATTAAAAGCGTTTTCCATTCCAGCGTTAGATAAATCACTAGTGTTCAAGCTAAAAAAACTAGGCACAAAGGCAATATCACTAAACTGAGATATGGCAGAATATTCATCATCCAAATATCTATATCTATAAGCAAAGCTTACAATATTTTTTTCTAAAAAGTTTTCTTCTTGACCTGATTGAAGCAAATTAATTGTAGGCGCAGACATTGGTGGTGCTTTAATTACATTAAGCTCTGCGGCTGTAATCTGGTCTACATCAAGTGCTGTTGGAGGAAGATAAGCCCTTGTCACGTTTATACACCTAGGTGGATTTATATTGTCTGTAAAAAACAATAACTCATCTATTTTATTTACACCATTGATTAAGTATGTAGGATTAAAATTCAACACACTTGTAGATATAACATGATAAACTAAATTGTTGTTTATAACATTATATGACACAATCATATCAACTATCTTTGTAGCAGACATTGGGTTGTCAGAGTCATGGACAAACCAGTATATGGTGTTGTTTGCACCATCTTCTAACACACCAATGCATTTTGCACTCGACGATAAAGCTTGGCCATCATAAGTTAATTCAGCGATTAAAGAATTTCCCTTGGAATTTTCTACGGATCCTATTTCTGTGTCTTCAGTGGAACCAAGGCGCACGTTTAAAGCGTCTACGTATTCACCTGGTGGAAGTAGTCTTTCATCAACCGACTTATTCATTCGGCCTTTAATAAAATTAGTTTGTATTACCGTCATTTAATCCACTTTGCTTGACTTCTAAGATTCATTAAAAGCCTACCTGGATGTATGTCGCTTAGGCGAATTTTTGCATTTCTTAAAAGTGCTGATTTATCTTTCCTTGCTCTATTTACTATAAACTCTTGCACACCTAATCTTGAGTTTAAAATAGCGTACTTAATGTAAGAGTAAACATAATCTTCAAATAATTTATTTACACTTACTGCTGCATCATTTCCATTCTCCATTCCGTCTGATACATATTCTAATACACACAATTGATTTGCCATACCTGAACTAAAATTTATAACACCAGCTTTTTTATCAATTCTGTATGTTGGATTTATATTAGCTGTTTCTGTATTTAAACCAAACCTTGCGCCGATTTGATAATCAAAATACCAGCACCCATCTACACAATACCCCATTCTACCATTATATTGACCTTCGCCAAGATAAATAGATTTTTTGGTGCCTGCAATTCTTTGTCTGTCTAAAGCAGAATATTCTGCCTCTAAAATATTTCCATGAATATCAAACAGTATTCTGCAATCATGAGCTTGCAAATAACTTTTAGCTGAATTAACTTGTATGTTTTCACTAAGTGGTAATAGCATGCCGTCTTTATACATAGAAATTCTAACATAGTTTACATAGTCTGGAGGCAATACATATCTTAATCTGTCACATACATCTAATTCTAAAACTTTAATTTCTTTGAATGCATCGTAATTCAATTCTTGTATAGCTCTTTTAGCAAAGAATAAAACCTGGTATCTGTTAACGTTGTTAATTAACTGTAAATTGTCATTGTAGATAAGCATAAAGTTATTTACTATATCTTCTAATGAAACATACTGATAGCTACCCCAATTTGCATCTTCTGGAATGTTGCCTGAATTTTCGTAATATTGATAACCTGTTAAATATGCCATAATCTTATTGTGTAGTTTCTGTTAATCTATCTTCTGCTTCCAACGATTGACCAAACTTAGTAACGTCTGCTTCTCTTACAGACACACCTGCGTATTGTAAAATTTTATTAACTAAACCATTCATGTCTGATTCTGGTAGCTCAAAATCTTGGTAGTCCGCTGCAGATGCGTTAAACACCGGCTCTCCTCCTGCGAGAGTATTGTAAGTCCATTTTGGAGTTTGTGGGTATCTTACGTATTGAGCGTGTATATCGGCTGCTCCAGTGATAGTCGTAGGATAAACGGTAACTGTATTTCCTAATGCCGTTCCAGTTGCGCTATCTAATACATATGCTGGGAACATTGTAGTTGGAGCAGCAATGTTAGAATTGGTTAGGTAAAATATTTTATTTTGTGTTACTCTTTCTACTTCTCTAATATGAGTGTTAGAGTATATAGAATAATTTTGTCCAGCTGCAATTAGAGGGCTACTTAAAGTTAATTGAGTATCGCTATCTACAGACACAACAAATGCTTGTAATGAAATAGTGGTATTGACTACTAAACTTCCAGGGGTTACGGTAGTTAAAAAATTTTGTCCTGCTTCAATTAATAAAGAACCACTGGTGCCAGTGGCTGTTCCTGAATCTAATAAGTTTGAATAGTAAAATATTTTATCGACTAAATAATAATCTGAAGGAAGGCTGTATGTATTAGCATTTACTTGTGTAAGAAATGTGTTAACAGAAAAACTATCTATAACCTCTACAATACCTTTAGTAATGTTTGCGTATCCTGTACCAGATTTACGCATTACTTCAGCATTAAGCTGATTGTTATATAAATAGAAATAATCCTCGAATATATCAAGTTGCGCCTGTTCTGCAAATAAATTAAAATCGCTAGGGGAAATATACCCGTAGTTATTTTTATTTATTACAGCCATTACTGCATTTCGTACTTCGTTTATCATCGTATCTAGTGTTTATACAAAGATACATAAAAAAAATACGTTTCGATTTATTCGAGGATATACCCCTTTATTTTTCTAGCATTTTCTTTA